TGGTCTTCTTTTTTGTCTTGGTTTTCAAGAGCAATCATATGTTCTGCTTGTGCCATTTCACCATCCGTAACTGTTCCATCACCGTCAACGTCAAACCGTGCGTATTTTGAATCCGCTTCTAAGTTCTTGGTCATACTTATCTCCTTGTATGTGTTCATAATGTGCCACGCTATAAACTTCAACAAAAATCAACTAAGAATATTTATAAAACAAAGTGCTTGACAACGCTGGTGGTCTTGTGTATAATAGTCTTAATAACAGTGAACATACAGTATAAAGGTATAAGAGTGTAAGAATGTTTAATAAAGATCAGATCGAAAGTATGGTAGAAATGCTAATCACTCTAGATACGACAACAAAGATTTATCTTGGCTGTGACTCAGTTCGTCAGCTACGAGACGGACGTAGTGTGGCACGATACGCTACAGTTGCCATTGTTCACAAGAATGGCAAGAATGGTTGCCGTATCTTCTCCAATATCTCATACGAGAATGATTATGACGTAAAGAAGAACCGCCCTAAGATGCGTATGATGAACGAAGTCCAGAAGGTATGTGAGCTATACAACCAACTGATTCCGTTCATCGATGAGTATGACGTAGAGATTCACCTGGACATCAACACCGATCCTAAGCATGGTTCTAACTGTGCTGCAAGCGAAGCGGCAGGTTATGTGCTTGGCATGACTGGCGTTCAGGCTAAATTGAAGCCAGATAGCTGGGCTGCATCTTTCGGTGCAGATGGTGTTGTTCACGGTCGTGGTACTACAGAGAACGTTTGATAGTTTGGTGGTGGCCATTTTGTACTTGCCATCACCAACGAATCATTATACTCTACAAGAGTAGCCAATAAAGGAAACTTACTAAATGGCAAAAGAAACAAAGAACGAACGTGCTGCGCAACGGGCAATGGAACAGCTGGATTACGAACGGATGATGAAGGCAGCGTATCCACTGCGCTTGATGAAGCTCCTCGAACGTGTTACGGTAGCCAGCGGCTTTGATATCGATGTTATGAACCTGACGTTCCGCATCACAGGCCCAGACCGGCAGCAGACTTGGAACCTCAGCTACGACTATACCGATTGCGTTATCGACATGGAGGAATTGGAACATGTACTTGGGCGGCTGGATGAAGAGGAAGCAGCACGTCTGAAATATTGGGCAGTGTGTAACGCTGCCCTAGAAAAGCTCACTACAGAGGAACGAGACGCAATGGCAAAAATGTTTGGTGGGAAGTCATAAAGAGCTTGCCATCACCAACGAATCATTATACTCTACAAGAGTAGTTAGTGCGAGTGTTACTACTTAGTCGTTCAGATGTATAGTAGGCACCCGTTCAAATGTATAGTAGGAATGATGATGACTGATAGAGTTTTTGAAGATGATACCTGTTTTGAAGTTTTTGACAAAGGCGAAGAGTTCGAAGTCTACGTGTTCGATACTGAAACCAGTGACAGAGGTCAAGGCCAGGTGAGGATCACTGTGAGAGAAGATAATGGCTGGGGTGTCGAACGAGCCACCTTTAGTATGACTCCAGAAGAAGCGACTCTGATGAAAGAGTTTCTGATCAAGCAAGGATACTGATATGATTTATATTTTAGCCGCACTTTTTGCCTGCCAGATTTACATTATCTTTATTCTTTTTGAGATTTCTAAAGTCTTAGTGTCTCAAGCCGCAGCATCAAAAGCTCGACATCGCCAACTTATTGAATTCGTATGGCATCACAAAGGTAAATGATATGACTGATAAATTTGTTTGGGTCGGACTTTCTTGCATATACGACGGTGGTATGGGTGTTCAAAAAGACATCGAAAAGGTATTTGATGATGAAGTCAAAGCACTTCTTTGGGTCGAAGATAAAGAATTTTTAGAACTTTATAACAACGATTACTACTGGCGTGAGTACGAGCTTTTCATCGTAGAATGATAATGGATAAGTGATATGACCAAGAAAGAAAGTATGCGGTATACGCTATACGGAGAATTAGATGGCATGACCATCGGCAGGCTCCGAGAGATACTGTATGCATACGCAGACGATGCTGTCATTGATGTGCGGTCAGAGAGTTGCCCGTGGACTGACCAAGATGAAGATTTCTTCGTGATCGTGCGGGAAGAATAGTGGTTGACAAGACGACTAGTTTGTGTTACTTTAAGCTATAGCACAACACATAAAAGAGAATCAAATGAATCGTATCGAATTTCAAGAAATTGTAGATAAAATTACTGGTGGTACATATTATCCTCCAAAGCGCAAATCCACAAGAGTCAACTTTGACGGGCATAGCGGTTACTACGGACCTACTCTTGAGCTTAAAGTGAAGTGGGTTACTGGCGGCGAACAGGGCGGAAACTGCTGGGACGATGAGTTCGTTTCTTGCGGAGTCGGTGCAGACATAGAGCCAGAATTTAAACAGCTTGATGAAATTTTAACGGCAATCTCTCCTGGCATAACTTTCTTGCAATACAAGTCGTTGATGACAAAGGTCGTATATGATACTGAGTCTGAAAATGAGTATTATGGAAACTACACTGCCTACGGCACAAAGAAAATAAGCATAGATGATGTGTGGAAGTTTCTTGAGGAACAGGGTCTTGTATAAAAACATTGTCTTGTGGATAGGGTTACCTGGCTCAGGTAAAACTTACTGCGCAAATAAGTTCTGTGATGTTGTCGTTGATGATATCACAGACCTCGACCAGCTTCCTAGAGACGAAGAACTAGGATTATTTGACATAGGACTATATGACCTAGGTATTACTGATGTAAATTTCTGTGATGAGTTTATACTAGGTTTTGCGTATAAAAAGCTAAAATTAATGTATCCGAAACGAGCTATATATTTGCATTACTTCGAAAACGATCCAGAACAATGTCGGGCAAACGTTGTATACAGAAACGATGGTCGAAACGTTGAAGGCACTATTAAGAGATTCTCTGAAATATATAACCCACCTGCATCGGCAGAGAAAGTATGGAAAGAAGGAGATACTTAAATGAGTCACGATAGAGGTTGCCAATGCGGCAGAGAATCCTATGATTATGCCGACTGTGAAATGAAAGAATGTACCCGTTCCATGAAATACTATGTAACTCAGGCCGATAAAGCCCCATCGCTTGGTGCCTTGCTTAGCCAGACGTTGAATGAACTTGAACAAGCAAAAATCAAGGGACTCGAAGCGCAAGCAAACGCTGACCTGGAAAAAATTCGTAAAGAACGTGCCGACCTTACTCAGTTTATTAATAAGATTGCTGATGATATTACAGAATCTGTTACTGCCGGTAAAGTTCCAATGATCAAGGTAAGCGCTTATGATCGCATGTGCTGGTTAAAGTCTGCCAGAAGTATGGCCGTCAAAGCGGCGCATCAAGATATTTGGGATGGTTTGGTGGCTTGGGCGAATAGCAATGATCTCAACATTACCGTAACCGACGATTGGGATACGTCACATGGCGGAAATCACAGCTGGGTTGACATTAGTGCGGTGCCTATGTCGTTTAACGTTACCTCGAAGACTAAGCCTAAGATGTATCGGCTATGAAAACTTTAGTTCGACACGACGTAGGACAAACAGTATTTGAAATTAATCCCGTTACTTTCGAACCAAAAACCGTATCCTATTATGATCCTTGGTGCTTCTCTTCTCCAGACCCAACGGTGATTTACATGGGGTTTTACGAGTGGCTAGAACGTCGCCGTTTGATAGAAGATCGGGAATATGAAAAATAAAGCCGAGTTTGAAGCATGGGCATACGAACAGTTTACCAAGCATGATGTTAGACAGCCTCACACATACAGTGAGCAAGAACTGGTACACTTGAACCCTAGTGTTCCTGTAGATTTTATCAAAAATCATGTAATAAAAAGAGATAGGTTGAAAAAGTGACTTGACAAGCTGCACGAATCAGTGTAGTGTTGTTGTACACGCAAATGATAGGATACCTTACAAAATGATTTTACATAAAGCTGGATATTTACTAACAGTATCTTCTTGGGAAAATGACCTATCTAACAAGAACAGCAAACAACTCCATTACACCGACAAGACAAAGGTCCAACAAGCGGTAGAATTCTGCAAACTCTTTACTAAGTCTTATCGGGGAAACGAGTATGAATTTTTAGGCAACTTATATGACCCGAACCAAGTTGAGCGAGACAGAGTTGAACGTATCTTCTACAGCTTTTATCTAAGTAACAAAGGCTTTATTGACGAAGACCCGTCCGAGACTCCGCCCGAGCCAGATTTAATCTGCGACTGGTGTCTAGATATTGCATATGATTTTGGTCTGACTGGTAGTGACTTTTATACTCGAATGTGTAGTGATATTAAGGTCATCTACTCCAAAGAAGACATTCACTGTGAAGATGTTACCAGTGATTTTATGGGTTGACAAGCTGCACGAATCAGTGTAGTGTATAAGAGTAGTCAGAAGAAAGAATCAGACCATGCCAGATATTTGGGTAATCAGCGACACACACTTCAACCACGCAAATATACTGAACTTCGAGGATGCTCTGGGCAAACCTTGCCGAGACTTCGCTAATGTTGAGGATATGAACGAGACTATGATTGCCAACTGGAACAGTGTGGTCAAGCCTCAAGATAAAGTCTATCACCTGGGCGATGTGCTGTTTGGTCTGGACAAGCCAGCGTGGCTTGATGCTAACCTGAGTAGACTGAACGGTAAGAAGCGGCTGATCGTAGGCAATCATGACAATATCAAGCTGCTTGCGCCATACTTTCAAAAGATCGATCTGTGGAGAGACTTCTCCGAGTTTGGTCTGCTGCTGACTCACGTGCCTGTTCATCAAAGCACTCTGAAAGAAAGTCATCGGTTTGGCGAAGGCGGTATGGTCAACGTTCACGGTCATATCCACCAGAACGCCAGCCCAGATGGTCCATACAAGTGCGTGTGTGTAGAGCAAACGAACTACACTCCTGTAAATATCGATCAACTGAGGACTAACTGAAATGAGTATTGATCATAGACCAATCTTTGATAGATATGTTGCCGAAAAGCTGTATTCTGAAAAAGATGGCGTTGCTGTTAAGTATGTCTGCACATCTGCAACAAACCTAAAAGCTGCATATGCGGCCGATATCTTTTACCGGGAGACACCCCATCCTGATTTTGGCAATCGCTACTTCGGCTTGTATAGCTGGCGGGCTCGTGGTGAAGTGACAAATAGAATCATGATTACCAACTGCGATAAAATCGAAGAGTTTGAATTCGGAATGATTCAGGGTCCTAATGGTTACTGGTCATACTCTCAACACCGACATGATTACCATACTGTTGGCGAATCCTCTATCGACGGAGGTCGTGCGTATGTAAGGCGGTCTGGCGATATGAGTGTGCCTTTCATGACGATGAGAGTTGTAGATGGAAAGTTTGAGGAAATACTATGAATTATACACCTGACAACTGGGTTATTATACATTTCAAAGGCGATGACCCACATTATCGTGTTCTTGCTGGATGGCACGGGGCATATGTGTCTAGTGATTCTTGGCGCATGAATAGCGGCGTTACAAAGGTAGAAGAAAATGATGGGTATTATAATTTCTCTGGTTCTAGTGGCTCTACATATCATTGTGGTAAAAAGTCTTACGGATTGAAATGTATAATAACCCAGTTGTCAGGTGTATAATTCATAGTATGGCGACAAGGTTGAACTTATGCCAGAAGACACTGACTGGACTAACATGGATTGGATCATAACATGAACGGCATGAAAGAAGAAACTATCCACGCAGCAGAAAGAACTTTAGATACTCAGGGGTATACCGAAGAAGAAATTCTGTCTTTGGTCAGTAGTGTGAAAAAACAAGCAGAAGACTTGGGCTATGTCAATATTACATTTAATTTCGAATCAACGATGGAACCCTATGAAGACTACCTTGGCTCTCCAACAATTGTTGCAGTTGGTTTTATTGCGAAGAGCAAACGTGATCTAGCAGATGAAGAAGACCGTACACGGCAAGAAGCGTTAGCAAAAGAACTTGGTTGTAGCTTTTATGAAGCTGGTCAGTACATGATGCTCAAACAAAGAGGCATTATCAAGTGAGGTTTACATAATGACTACGACTTATATCATTGAACAAATATCTGATGAACTGTATGAAATGGTATCAGTCGTTGTTGGCAAGACTTGGGCAGTAGAATCTACAAAGCCAATAAAGCTGAAGATAAGTGATAGAGATAATTACTATGTAAATTTTGTCTGCCAAGGTTCGTTTGACTATTGCCAATCGGTTAAAAATAGACTAGAACAAGCAGATGACACCCAGCAATGCATCATCGAAGGAATTTCCAATGCTGAACTTTAAAAATGTGAGACTTGTTGACTTGGAAGAATGGGACGAACTGGTATCAGAAACCTACGGTCGACCATATACCTTCCAGCAACAAGATGGATGCAAGTCTAGAGGCACTTTCGAGTTCTCTGTTCCTTATGGTTACTCGGCAGACTACGAAAACGATACAGTAGTAGAGAAAGTTAATGGGCCAGAAGAAGGAGTCAGCTTCAAAGCATGGCTAGCACGTGATCCAAAACAGCCACTAAGTGATCATGACGCTAGTTACGCTGTGAACATGTGGTGGGACAGAAACTTCTATCCTCATGTGAGTATGGTTATTAATGACCTTCACGCTAAGGGTTTGCTCGAAGCAGGCGACTACATGATTGACATTGACTGGTAAGGAAAGTAAAATGAAAGAAGTGTTGCCTGGATTATTCATCGGCTCCGAGATTGGCGATTTGAACAGAGACCTCAAAAAACTGACGAAGCAACTGTTGCAAGGTGATGTTACCGCACTTGGCAAGATTAAGCAAATTTCTCGACAGAGAGAAAAGTTGCTGTCTGCCAAAAATAGTGCTTGACAGTCTGTCATAGTTGGCGTATGATACTTGTATAGATAGAGCGAAAGGATCAACTGTGATACTTCCAAAATACTTCACGTGCTTCGATGTACTAGAATCACTATATCGAAAAAAAGGCAACTTGCGACTTGAACTAGCAATGGCTCAAAACGATCTTGCAAAATGCACAGCGCCAGCTATGACAAAGACTTGGTTTGGTTACTACAAGAACCAGAAGCCTGAGTGGAAGGTTCTGTGGGCTGCACAAGACAAGGTAAAAGAGATTAAAACTGAGTTGGCAGAGGTATCTCGTATGGAACTGGTGCTTAACAAGTTCTCAGAGCAATCTAAAGTGGGATTGAACGAAGAAGAAATATTATGGTTCGGACACACTTTACACAAGTAAAAGTGCTTGACAAGTAACCAAAACTAGTGTATCTATAGTAAGTAACAGATTGTATTTTCGCTAACATCTGATAACATGGTTAACAATGTTAAAAGTGCTAAACTGGTGTATAGTATATCTAAGTTTATTGAATGTGGAGAGCGTCCTCCAAAAAGTGGTGACTTCGGTCGGATCAAAGATATTTAAATAAACGGCGATGATATAGCAGCACAACGGCCCTGAGTAAGAGTTTAATGGTAAGCCTAATAGCAAACCCATCGAACCTGAAACGGGCGGTAGGAGTAGAGATTAGGTGTTAGCGCAAATACAATCTAAAAATGGAGAAGTAGTATGAAACAGTACATTCTGAGTGTTATGGTAGGCTTTGAGATTGTTAAAAAATACGCTGTAAATCAACTTGACATCGCAGAAATGCTTGCGGAATATATCCGTGATGATGTGACCGATGTTACCATTCGAGAGATTGTGTTGGCATAACTGATATGAAACCTTACATTCATGCTAAGAACTCAGTCAAGCGTTATGGAGGCGCAGTCGAAGATTACATGCCGATCCACGACTGGTTCGACTCAACAAAAGCCGCTTACGCTGACTTCGGGCATAGAGCCGTTCTGCACCACACTTTCGGAATCTTCCTATGTGAACAAGTGTTCGGAAAAACAATTATCAATTCGGATGGAAAGATAATCAGCGTTCGTGATGTTGGAGAAGATCACGTAAAAGAAGACTGCGGCGGTAAAATTCCCACTATCGAAGATTGGATGGGTGGACTAGAACCTAAACCTTGGATGCTAGGCAAAGGTCAAAAAGCATTCGCAAAACATATGGGCTTGGAGGCCGACTGATGGACTACAATCAACTACTATCTAACTTTGATGTGCTGAACAAGCGTATCGCAGACGCACATGCGGAAATGCAAAATACATCTAAAGGTCTTATTGAACAGGCTGTCAAAATCTTTCTTGACACCTGCCCAGAAGTCACGGGTGTTCATTGGACTCAATATACACCATACTTCAATGATGGCGATTCGTGCGAATTTAGTGTAAATGAATATTGCTTTCACATTCTCGAAGAAGATGAAGAAATCGAAATGTCGTATGAGTCGACCGTATTATATGATAATTCCGATCTACAAGTAGCCCTTCTGGGTCTAGAAAATGCTAAGGCATACACTGCGGATCGTGCAGCATGGCAGCAACAATATCTAAAAGATTGGCGCACAAAGCACGGCAGCGCATGGGCTGGTCGATATCCGGACGATATTAAACCATATCCGCATGACCCTGCCAAGGCACAAGTCTGGATCGATGAGGTATTAGCAGTTATGGAGAAGATTCCTGCCGATGTTGCGGATCGAATCAATACTTCATTCAAAGCGTTGAGATCGGCTCTGGCTCGTGTGCCAGATAATGTGATGGAATCAGTCTACGGCGATCATTCGTTGGTTGTTATTAATCGTGATGGCACAGAAATCGAAGAGCATAGCCACGATTAATGGTTGCCAACCTTCTGCGAATCAGCTATGGTCAGAGAGTAGACAGAAACAACACAAGAGAGTTTGACCATGGCTAAGAGCAATGCACGCAAGACCGTTAATGTCGGCGCAGTTTTGTACAACTTGAACTATTTTCTCAAGAAATCCAAATGCTCGCCGGACGAACGTGAAGTGATGTGCATCTTTGTTGAAGGCATCTTGTTTGACACCGGCAACTATGAAGGCTTCCGCTACTTGGACGGGCGAGAGTACGAAGGCGAAGCTGAAGGCCTTGGTACTCGCCGCTTCTACTTTGTTAGCAGCAAGATCGTTGAAGACTATAACGCAGCCGAGGCGATGGTCGCAAAAGATTGCTTTGGTCGGGGAATATGAAATAGAAATGAGGGTTCTTAGTGAATGAAATTTATCTAATCAATGCCTGCTTTGGTATAGTATGTGCCGGTATTGGTTATGGATACGCTAGAGGTCGGCATCGTTTAGATGTCGATACTGTCGTGTCACACACGCTCAACCAGTTGATTGAATCTGGATACGTTCGAACTCGTGGTCAGGGACCTGGTCAACTGGTTCTCAAGTGGGACCACGCCGACCCTGAACCTGACACCGACGAGTCAGACTAAATATAAGAAATGACTTGACAAGTGAGTGTTACCATGATAAAGTATCTACAGAGACTAGGGATTGCAATATCTGTTCTTGTGAACGTAGCTCTGGGCGGTAGCAGCAATCAAACATTCTCCGCCAGAAACTATGGATGGAAACGTCAAGGCAAACTTAACTTAGTCTTTATTATAGATAAGCTGTTCTGGTTTGATTCGGATCATTGTCTAGTATCTTGGTGCTACTGGCACTTACGAAAAGACGTAATACACACATTAAAAAATGAAAAAGGAATATAATGATGGCCAAAGGTAAATCTTCAAAGACTTCTGGTGCGGTATCTAAGGGCATTCATAGCAATGTGTCCCGCAAGCTCACCAATGCTATGCGTAGCGACTACATGAAATCAGGTCAGCGGGTCATTAATCAGACCGATGCTCTGATGAAGGGCAAAGATATCGTTATGACGATTGCGAACCCTAACAAGTCGGAGACAAGCAAGCGCTTCATCCGTGTTCGTGTCAGCGGCAAAGATTATCTTGCTCGTGCGAAAAATACCGCAGCCGCATTTGCACCGTCTGAGAGCCGCTAAGAAATGATAACAATCTACGCAAAAAACAATTGTGTTTGGTGCGAAAAGGCAAAGGTACTGGCGGAGCAGTACCACTTGCCGTACACCTATTTGAATACATCCGAAGATGACGCTTTTGCATTTCAGTTGTATGAGAAGAACCCGACTGCGAAGACACTGCCACAAATCTGGTGGCATGACCGCTACGTCGGAGGTTATACAGACCTTGCGGCTGAAATTGGAAATACTATTGGAGGATACGGTGATGGTGAAATCTGAGATTATCAATGAACTGAAAACATCGATTGTCGATATTGAGTTTGTTAAAAAAGACGGTACGCTCCGTTTTATGACTTGTACGTTGCGTGAAGAATCTCTGCCTGGTCAAAAAGACCTCTTTGACGAATTGAAAGTGGCAGTAGTGAACGACGACGTTCTTAGAGTGTTCGATACTATCCAGCAAGGCTGGCGCTCGTTTCGTTGGGACAGTTTGAAGACAGTCAACGGAGTTAGTTTTGAACAGTAATCCCAAACCACGTGGCGGGACTGAACTTATGGCAGACAGGATTAATACCCTGCCTGCTATTTTGCGTGATCAGTTTCAAATCATCCACTCTCGCATTCCCGAAGAACTTGATGACACTAAGAAAAAGATTCTTGTCTTACACGACCTAGTTGGCGATCCGATGTATGATAGTCTACGTGACGGTGGTTGGAAGAGGTTCGATAAACTGGTATTCGTGTCGCATTGGCAGAAGCAACAGTTTCAAGACTATCTTGGTGTGCCTCCTTCGGCGAGTGTGGTCATTAAGAACGCTATCGATCCTATCGAAGAACACAAAAAAGACTATGACAAGATTCGTCTTATGTATTTCTCGACCCCGCATCGTGGTCTAGACCTTCTTTATGCCGCATTCAATCAACTGTCTAAAGAGTTTGATACTGCCGAGATTGGCATAGAACTGAACGTGTTCTCTTCATTCGAACTCTATGGGTGGCCTGAACGTGATAAGCAATATCTTGGTCTGTTTGACAAGCTACGTGGTCATAAAGCGATCAACTACCACAAATCAGTATCGAACGAGCGTATCCGTGAAGAACTGAAAAGGTCACATATCTTTGCTTATCCTTCGACTTGGCAAGAGACTTCGTGTCTATGTCTAATCGAAGCTATGAGTGCCGGACTGCATTGCGTTCACTCTTCACTTGCGGCATTGCCAGAGACTTCGATGTCCTTGACTACGATGTACGAGTACGACGAAGACCCTACGGTACATGCAAACACTTTATACGCATATCTACGCCACATCGTATCTGCCATGCAAACCTCGAACGGCAGACTTTCGATTCAGCGAGGAGCCGAGACGCAACGTCAACTTACAAACCAAGTATATTCTTGGGAAAATCGTAAGAATCAGTGGGAAATGGTCTTGACAAACTTGTTGTGACATGTTACATTGAGTCTTAACAACAGATTCTACAACTTAGGAGAGTCACATGGCTCGTGCAGCTACAGTGAAAAAAGCTAAACCAAAAGCGACAAAGACTCCTGCGATTCGTCGCAAGTCAAATGCTAGTATGTTGCTCGAAGAAAAGTACATTGGTCGAGAAATCACCGATTGGTCAGAAGTCACTGAGGCGAAGGTATACGAATGCCTTCGCCACTATGGCTATTTCTACGATAACAAAGATAGCATTCGCTGGGCGAAGGTTTGGGTCAAAGCTAATATGACCAAGACAAACTTGACGCAGTTCTCTGCCGTCGAAGATTGGCGTATCTCTTTCACTGTTGGTGCGCTCTGTAATATGATGGCGAATGGCGCTGTCTTTGATAAGAAGCGCATGGACTGGATCAAAGCTAAGATTCAAGAGGCCATTGACGTTGGTAAGACCAAACTCTCTGACCAAAAGAAAGGCACAGTTGCTGTCACTGTTTCACGCCGCAATCCTGCCGAAATACTGAAAGACAAGACTAGCGACTTCATTGGCGATATCGAAGATGTTCTTGATACTTACTTGCGTGGTGTCTGGCTTGACATTGACAACTATTCTGTCTATAATGAGTTGAAGAAGTCCGTCGCTGCCTACAACACGGCGAAAGCGATTGCCGACTACTACAAGCCTCTTCAAGATGAGTTGAAAGAACTGATCACAAAGAAGACGCCTGACCTACTTGAAGGTTATGAGGGCATGACCATCAAAAAGCGTAGAGAATATCTGAAACTGATCACAACAATCATTGACGATGCTGAAAAGTATATGGCATCTAAGAAAGCTGTACGCAAAATTCGTGCCAAGAAGGTGATATCTGCTACGCAGCAAACTCTGAAAGTTACTTATCTGAAAGATAGTGCTGAGTTTAAAATCACAAGTATTGATCCTACGAACATCATCGGTGCGTCCGAAGTCTATCTGTTCAATGCGAAGTACCGGACAATCATTCGTCTCGCATGTTCGTCTGGTGCCGGTTTCACTATCAAGGGTACAACTATCCAAGATATTGACGCCTTCGGTTCAGGTAAGAAGAAACTTCGTAAGCCAGAAGAATTCTTCAAAGCTGCGGGTGGCACTAAGCCAAAGATCAACAAAGCGTTCACTGACATCAAAACAAAGCCGGGTGAGGCGAATGGTCGTCTTAACTCTGAGACAATTATTTACAAGGCATACAAATGAACTCTACAGTAATTGACTTCAACGCAGCTAAGATAAAGAAAATCGAACAAGCGCTTGACAAGGCTGCCAAGGATGCGGCCGAAGCTGCTGACCTAGCTGCCGATGAAGATGTTGCACAAGACCAGGCAATATCTGACATGGCAACAGATATTGTGGTAGATGTGATCGACTTCCTGTTAGAGCAAGATATCGATGTACGGGATGATCCTATGACGATCTACGATATCCTGTTGCTACATGAGGTGCTGAAATCCTTGACGTATCGTGCCATGAAAGAGGAATATCCCATCCAACAGATCGCAGAATCGATGCTGACCCTTGATGACCCTCTTAAATCTTTAAATGATTTTTTAGACTTGACAAGCGACTAACCTTGTGTTATGTTTATAAGTACAGTATATGAATTAGGAGAAACCCCATGATACTAGTAGACTTTAACCAAATCATGATCGCAAACCTTATGATGCAGCTAGGCAATCATAAAAACGCCGAAGTCGATGAGAACATGTTGCGTCACATGATCCTCAACAGCCTTCGTTCTAACCGAAAGAAGTTCGCCCAAGAGTATGGCGGCGACTTCATCATCTGCGCAGACGACAAAAATTACTGGCGTCGTGCAGCTTTCCCATACTATAAAGCGTCTCGCAAGAAGAACCGTGACGAATCAGAACTCGACTGGAATGCCATCTTCACTTGCCTGAACAAGATTCGTGAAGAGATCAAGGTGTTCTTTCCTTACAAAGTTATCCAGATCGACACGGCAGAAGCTGATGACATCATTGGCACTATCGTTCACAAAGAGGGTACTCCTCTGAACAGTGGCGAGAAGATTTTGATCCTGTCAAGCGACAAAGATTACATTCAACTCCAAACATATGGCAACGTATCTCAATATGACCCTGCTCGAAAAAAGTACATCACTCACTCCAATCCAGTACAATATCTGTATGAACATATCATGAAGGGTGACACCGGCGACGGCATTCCAAACATTCTGTCTGCTGATAACTGTCTTGTTATTGGCGACCGACAGAAGCCAGTCACGCAAAAACGTCTGGCTGAGTGGTCAGACCCCAAGAACTTGAACGAGCAACTGTTGCGTAACGTTAAGCGCAACGAAAGCCTTATCGACCTTTCTTTAGTGCCAGACCGCATTAAAGATCAAATCCTTGAACGATACAACGCAGCGAACACTAACGACCGTTCGCAGTTGTTCAGCTATTTTATGACAAATAAACTTCGCAACTTAATGGAAAATATTCAGGACTTTTAAAGATGGTAGTATCAATTTCGGAAGTAATCAACAAGGCATGTGTGCTTAAAACACGAGAGGAAAAGATCGACTGGTTGCGTAAGAACAACACCGTTCCACTCCGCAATATCCTCATCTGCATGTATGACAAGGCCAAAATCAAATTTCTCGTACCCGCCACAGCACCTCCTTACAACCCGTCTAAGAGCCACGAATCACAAGGCGCACTTATTCGGGAGTTTCGTAAGGTAAAATACATCATCGATGGCATGGGTGGTGAGAATGTTACGAAGTTAAAGCGTGAACAAATTTTCATCCAGATGCTAGAGACTGTTGACCCAGAAGATGCGGAGATTCTCTGCAAGATGATCGCACAGAAGCCACTCAAGGGTTTAACGCCTAAGTTGATTAACGAAGCGTTTGGACCTATTTTAAGCGAAGCAAGCGAAGGCAAGGACGCAGCATAATGTCTAAGAAAATGAAGTTTGACGATGATGACTGGGAATACGAAGAGGCATCGGATTACCGTGACCAAGATACCAAACGCTACGACCGCAAAAAGCAGGACATCGAGTCTGCCCGTAGAGCTAAAAATAACGAGAAAAATTCGTATTTCTCGGAATAACGCTTGACAACGTTGGTCAGAAATGCTATATTGATTTGTAACAGAGAGAGATACATGATGAAAAATAAAGTGATTCTGACCGACTGCGACGGTGTTCTAGTTGACTGGTTGTATGCTTTCGATGTGTGGATGCGCAACAAAGGCTACAACAAAGTTCGTAGCGACGTTTACGAGCTAGAGTTGTGCTACAATATTCCTCGTCCTGAAATGAAAGCCTATGTGCGTCTCTTCAACGAGAGTGAAGCAGTCGCAACCATGCCTCCTCTTGGCGATGCTATCAAGTATGTGAAGAAGCTGCACGAAGAAAAAGGCTATGTGTTCTATTGTATCACTAGCCTGAGCTTAGAGCCTAGCGCTGCAAAGCTGCGTGAAGAAAACATCAAAGCACTGTTCGGCAACACCGCTTTCGAGAAAATCATCTGTCTCGACACTGGTGCTGACAAAGATGAGGCCTTGCTGCCTTATATCGATAGCGGTTGTATCTGGGTTGAAGACAAGATCGAAAATGCTGACCTTGGTAATTTTCTCGGTCTGGCTGCTGTCCTGATGAGCAACGAGAGCAACAAAAATTATGACGGCGATGCCACTGTTGTCGATAGCTGGAAAGAAATCTACGAAATGCTGTAATGTCTGTAACGCAGTAATATAAATATCATCATGGTAGAGTGAAAAGCAGTCTATGGCTGCTTTTTTATTAAGGAGTATATAATGCCAGTCTATGACTTTAAAAACATCAAAACTGATGAAGTAGTGACCCACTACCTAACTATCAAGGAACGCTCCGAATTCCTTGATGCAAATCCCGACTACAAACAACTATTATGCGCCCCTCCCATGGGTGATTCTGTTCGTCTTGGCATCCGACGCCCTGACGACAATTTTAATGATGTTTTCTTC